CAGAAACTTGATCAACAAGCTGAAATTGAAAAGGCTAAGTTGGCGGTTAAGATTGCTGAGGATAATGTTAGAGAACAACTCGACGCTAGGCGCATTGCCTCTAAAGATCAACTTGAGGGATTTAGGCTTGGTCGAGAAATTGTGGAGTCCATGACACCATGACACCTGATTCAACAAACTCTTTAGATTATTTAAAGAAAAGAATTAGAACTCAAATGAATGAAATGAGTGACCATATTTCGTGCGGTGGTTGCCAAGACTTTAGTGATTACACAAAATGTTGTGGCGTCATAGAGGGTTTAGCAACCGCAGAACGTGAGCTTCTAGATATTATCGAAAAAATGGAAGCCGATTAATTCATCGCATTAGGCGATGCAAAGCGACTCTGGACGTTTTTTTCCAGTGCATAAGGTGTAACTAATGAGTGTATCATTAGCAAAAAAAGCAAAGGAAGAATGTCCAAAAGACGACTCTAATGCTAAAAAGGCTAGTCAATTGCCAAAACCGAGAGGTTATAAAATATTGATTGCTTTGCCCGAACGCGAAGAAAAGACAGAAGGCGGAATTATTAAGTCTGCCAGATCGTTGCAAGAAGAAGAAGTGGGTTCAATTGTAGGTATGGTGCTAGAACTTGGCCCAGACGCTTACTGTGATCCTCAACGATTCCCTTCTGGTCCTTGGTGTTCGGTAGGTGATTGGATTGTGATGAGGTCTTATTCAGGCACTAGAATTAAAGTGCAAGGAAAAGAGTTTCGTTTAATTAACGATGACAGCATTGAAGCTGTAGTTGACGACCCAAGAGGCATAAGCAAAGCATGAGTGAATCTAATCAAGCAATTGAAGATAAAGTAAACGAAGGAAGCACATCCCTAGAGGATCGGTTTTTTGGCGTTAAACATAAAATCGTTAAACGGTCTAAAGAAGATGTTGCTAATGCCGATGAAGGTGGAAACTCTGATATAGACCTTGAGGTCATTGATGATCGCCCACTTGAAGATCAAAGGCCTGCAAAGGTTGAGGCAGAAAGCGATGACAACGACAACGACGATGAGTTGTCGGGGTATAGTGAAAAAGTTCAAAAGCGAATTAATAAACTTCGTTATGAACAAAACGAAGAACGGCGACAGCGAGAAGCCGCCGAAAAAATGAGAGATGAAGCGGTTAGTGTTACTAAGACTCTTAGCGACAAGAACCGAGAATACGAGTCAATCATCCAGCGCGGCGAGTCAGCCTTGGTTGGTCAAATTAAGACTAGGGCGCAAATGACTCTTGATAATGCAACGGCTGTCTATCGGAAAGCCTATGAAGAGGGAGACACTGATGGTGTCATTAACTCTCAAGAAGTTCTATATAAAGCTCGCGCCGAGCTAGCTGAAGCTGAAAAGTATGAAAAAAACCTTGTGGGGCAACAATCCCAGAGGGATTATCAAGCTCAACAAAATCAGCACAGGACACAACAAGCACCGCCTCAGTCTGCACCTCAAGCCCCTAAAGTTGATCCAGAGGCTAAGGAATGGGCTGATAAGAATAAATGGTTTATGGGTGCTAACAACAAGCGGATGACTGCAACAGCGTATGGATTGCACGAAGAGGCTATTGTTGATAACAACATTAAACCTAACACTCCTCAATACTTTGACTTTATAGATCAAGGCATGAGAGAGTCGTACCCAAATTTTGATTGGCAGGATAATAGCGATTCCAATAGACGTAACGCACCTGCGACTGCTAATCAAAACCGCTCCACGGTAGTGGCTTCTTCCAATAGGAATAATGGAGCAAAACCGCGCAAAGTGCAGATGACGTCTACCCAAGTAGCTCTCGCTAAGAAACTTGGGATTACTAATGAACAATATGCAAGGCAAGTCGCTAAGGAGAACTTAAAATGACTGAAGAGCGCAACCCAAGAGAAACAATCTCACGCAAGACAGATGCACGACCAGATGACTCATGGCAACCCGCATCCCTTCTACCAGATCCCACACCGCAGGAAGGTTGGGTATTTAGATGGGTACGAACAGCCACATTGGGACAATCGGACAATACTCATGTTTCCAAGATGTTTAGAGAAGGTTGGGAAGCTTGTAAGCTTTCAGATCACCCTGAGCTAATGTTAACGTCAGATATTGATTCACGGTTCCAAGGTAACATCGAGGTTGGTGGATTATTGTTATGCAAGGCAAGCAAGGAAAAGATGGATGCAAGAACCAGACATTTCCAACAGGTTGCTGAAAATCAACTGCAGTCAGTAGACAATAATTACTTGCGAGAGAATGATCCAAGGATGCCTTTGTTACAAACAGAGCGCAAAACTCGGACAACCTTTGGAAGGAATTAGCCCGCAATACGGGGTTACGTTCCTTAACTAAGATTAACTTTGTTATTTAAGGAGGCCTACAATGGCTACCACTGCTACCCCTACAGGCGCAGAACCAGTTAACACTCTTAGTGCGAGCGGATCTTTTACAGGAAAAGTTCGACACATGAAGATTGCTAACGCATACGGAACTGCAATTTTTTACGGCGATTTTGTTAAACCAGTCGCCGCAGGTGGCGTTGAGTTAGACGCAGGAACTGCAACTTTAACCCCAATTGGGATTTTTGTTGGTTGTTCTTTCACTGACCCGACGACCAAACAACTAACCTTTAGTCAGTATTTCCCTGCCGGAACAGCGGCAGACGATATATCTGCTTACGTTGTTGATGATCCCGATGTTATCTTTAAGATTCAGGGTGATGATACTTTGGCTCAAACTTCCATGTTCTTGAACGCAGGTGTGGTTCAAACAGCAGGTAGCACTGATTTCGGACGCAGTAAAAACGCGCTTGATGCCAGTTCAGCCGCAACAACAGGGACCCTCCCACTACGAATTGTAGAATTTGTGGATGGGCCTACTAGCTCAGTCGGTGATACATATACTGATGTCCTCTGCATTTTTGCGGCGGGTGATCATGCATATCGTAACGCAACCGGCGTTTAAGGAGATATAACAAATGGCTATTTCACGCGCACAAATGCTCAAAGAACTACTTCCGGGTCTTAACGCCCTGTTTGGTCTTGAGTATGAAAAATATGATGACGAACATACCCTGATTTATGATACGGAAGGGTCTGATCGCTCATTTGAAGAAGAGCAGAAGTTAAGTGGATTTGGTGCGGCACCAGTTAAGAAAGAAGGCGAGGGAGTCACTTATGATTCAGCGCAAGAATCCTTTACTGCCCGATACAACCACGAAACTATTGCAATGGGTTTTGCTATCACTGAAGAAGCAATGGAAGATAACTTGTATGACTCACTGTCTGCTCGTTATACCAAAGCTCTTGCTCGCGGTGTTGCTTATACCAAGCAAGTTAAAGCGGCTAACCCGCTTAACAACGGTTTCACTAACTCCTATCAGTCTGGTGACGGTGTAAACCTGTTCACTGCTGTTGGCGATGGTGTTGCTGGCGGTGGTGGTCACCCAACTGTAGGCGGCGGATTCAATAGCAATCGCCCTGCAACTGGTGCTGACTTAAACGAAACATCTTTGGAGAATGCGATTATTTCTATCGCAGGATACACTGATGAGCGAGGACTGCTTATTGCGGCTCGACCTACTCGTTTGATCGTTCCACCTTCCTTGATGTTTACAGCAAATCGGTTGTTAGAAACTACCAACCGTGTCGGTACTGCTGACAACGACATAAATGCTATCCGTAATCTCGGTGCGATTCCAGAAGGCTACTCAGTTAATCATTACCTGACTGACACGAATGCTTTCTACATCATCACCGATATTCCTAACGGAATGAAGCATTTTGAGCGTACCGCTCTGGAAACTAGCATGGATGGAGATTTCGACACAGGCAATGTACGATACAAAGCCCGTGAGCGTTATTCGTTCGGCGTTTCTGACCCACTTGGCATTTATGGTTCTCCCGGATCTAGCTAAGTTATTGGGGGTGTAAAAGCCCCCTTTTTTTATTTTTATCTTGTTAATAGCAAGTTATCCCTGACTGCTTAACAGCAGACTAACCCAGACAGGAGATTGACATGGGTACTACATCTTATAATGGACCAATTCGTTCACAAAATGGTTTTCAAGACATCACCAAAAACGCCGACACCGGCGAGGTAACGGTTAATTCAACTTACGGCACTAACGCCGCAGTCGTCGGTACTATCACTGGCAGGAAAGCTGTTAACACCGACTGGAATGTTGTAGGCGGGTTAAATTCTACTCTAACCGCCGCTCAGTCAGGCACTCTTTTCTTAATTGATGGAACGGCAAATAACGTCATTAACTTACCCGCTTTATCTACAGGTAATGTTGGCGTCCACTACGAATTCCAACTCACTGTTGCTGTTGGCGCATCCACTACTACTACCTTCGTACTTCCCGGCTCTGCCGTATCCGCATTCTCAGCCATGCTTTCATTGGTTGCAGGAACAGCGGCTAACGCAGTAAGCGATGTTGTGGGAGATACTTTAACCTTGGTAAACTCAACAGTGCTAAACGCTAGAGTCTCTATGGTCTGTTCTTCAGATGATGGAACAAACTCTAAGTGGGTAACTACGGTTCTGTCTACTCCAATCGCAACGGTAGCTTAATCCGTAATTTAGTGTGGTAATATTGAGGGGTGATTTTCACCCCTTATTTTTAGGAGAATGTAATGGCTGATGCAGTCGCAACACAAACAATTATAGATGGGGCAAAATATGCCACATTTAAGTTCACCAATGTCAGCGATGGCACTGGAGAATCGGCAGTGACAAAGATTGATGTCTCTGGCCTCTCTGCTGACCCTATGACAGGCAAATCCTGCACTAAGGTCACTATAAGCAACATTTGGTACAGTACGGTCGGAATGAGCGTTAAAGTCCTATTCAACGCCTCTACGAACGTCCTAGCATGGCATATACTTGCCGATTACTCTGATGAGCTAGATTTCTCTGATTTCTCTGGAATACCTAATAATGCAGGTAGCGGAGTTAACGGTGATGTTTTGTTCACTACTGTTGGGCATACTAGCGGTGACACTTACAGTATCGTGATGAAAGTATTAAAATCTTATGGCTAGAAACTACAAGAAAGAGTATGAGAACTTTCACTCCAGACCTGAAGAGAAAAAGCGTAATGCCGAGCGCCATAAAGCCAGAGATATAATGGTTAAGTTAGGCAAGGTTAAAAAAGGCGACGGGAAGGACGTAGACCACATAGATAGGAATACTGCCAATAATTCGGTAAGTAACTTAAGGGTTGCTACCAAAAAAACCAACAGGTCTAGGAATAGTAGAAGCTCAAGTTAAGCCAGATTGCAAATGGGAGTTTTAAATGAAAGGTGCTAAACATTACAAAAAAGATGGTACTGAGCATAAAGGCTCTAATCACAAAATGTCTGACGGCACTTTGCATACTAACAAATCTCACACAAAGTCTAGTGTAAAATTGTTTCACTTAAAAGATTTGTCGGCTAGAGCAAAGTCTAAGGCAGAGAGGGGTTAACTCATGGCAACACCATCTAAAGGCAAAGCCAAGGTTAAGGTAACCTCAGCAGGCAAAAAAGTCAGCTACGGGCAAGCAGGAAATGCTAAAGATGGGAAGCCAAGAGTCCGAGCAGGAACATCTAAAGGCGATAGTTATTGCGCCAGAAGTCTTGGAATAAAAAAAGGTCTTTCCAAGAAAAAACAAAACGATCCTAATACCCCAAA